CCTTGAGTTTGTGAAATACACCTTAGACCCGTGGGTAGTGCGTTGGGAGCAAACCCTAGCCCGCACCCTTTTTACACCGGAAGAAAAGAAAAAATACTTCTTTAGATTCAATGTAGAAGGCTTACTTAGAGGTGATTATGTTAGCCGCATGAGCGGTTATGCCACAGCAAGACAGAATGGTTGGATGAGCGCAAACGATATACGTGAACTTGAAAACCTAGACCGTATTCCTGCAGAAGATGGCGGAGATATGTACCTTGTCAATGGCAACATGCTCCCACTTACAAAAGCGGGTGCTTTTGCAAATGCAAATGAAGAAGGAAAGGAGGAAAACTTGGATGAAGAACAAAAAGTTCTGGCAGTGGAAGAATCAGGTAAACAACAGCGAACAAGAGGAACGAGTTCTTGAACTATACGGGACCATCGCTGAAGAAAGCTGGTTTGATGATGATGTGACACCGATGATGTTCAAAAATGAACTCTTTAGTGGAAAGGGTCCAATTACCATATGGATCAATTCACCCGGTGGAGATTGTATCGCTGCCAGCCAGATTTATGCCATGTTGATGGATTATCCAGATGAGGTCACCGTCAAGATTGATGGCATTGCGGCCTCAGCAGCATCCGTCATAGCAATGGCGGGAACAAAGGTGCTCATGGCTCCTACGGCACTGATGATGATCCATAACCCAGCAACAATCACAATGGGTGACCATGAAGATATGAAAAGGGCAATTGAGATGCTAAATGAGGTGAAGGAAAGCATTATCAATGCTTATGAAATTAAGACTGGTGTATCTCGTGTGAAACTGTCCCATCTTATGGATGCTGAAACCTGGATGAATGCCAATAAAGCGATTGAACTTGGTTTCGCGGATGATGTGCTACAAGATAAAAAACTATCGGATACCACTTTCTCTGCTTATGCCTTTTCAAGAAAAACAGTGGCAACGAATCTGCTAAATAAAATAGCAGAAAAGACTAACCCAATCAAGGCAGAGGAATCTTCAAAACCACAAGGACGCTCAATTGATGAACTCAAGGAGCGTCTTTTAATAATCAAAAAATATATGTAAATGGAGGAATTTTACTATGACGATTACAGAAATGCGTAATAAGCGCAAAAAGCTTATTGAAACAATGGATGGGTTCTTGGATACTCATAAAACCAAAAATGGTATTTTGTCTGCGGAAGATGATGCAACTTACAAAGCAATGGAGAATGAAGTGAGTGAAATTACCAATGAAATCCATCGCATGGAAAGACGTGAGGAGATTGAGGCTGAACTTGAAAAACCTGTAAGCAAGCCAATCATCGAGAAACCAATGAATGGTCGGTTGGATAATGATGAGGCTAAAACAGGTCGTGCATCGGACTCCTATAAGAAAGCAATGCTCTCAGCACTTCGCTCAAACTTCCGTAATGTATCAAATGTTCTTCAAGAAGGGATAGACGCAGATGGTGGTTATCTCGTACCCGACGAATATGATACCCGCTTAATTGATGGGCTGAAGGAAGAAAATATCATTCGTAAGCTTGGCCACACCATTACTACCTCAGGTGAGCGAAAAATCAATATTGCTGCAACAAAACCGGCTGCGGCTTGGATTGATGAAGGTGAAACATTGACGTTTAGTGATGCTACGTTTTCTCAGATTAACCTGGATGCTCATAAACTTCATGTTGCTGTAAAAGTGACAGAAGAACTTCTCTACGACAATGCCTTTAGACTTGAGAATTACATCATTGAGGAGTTCTATAAAGCACTGGCCAATGCAGAAGAGGATGCCTTTATCAATGGCGATGGTACTGGCAAACCCCTTGGTATTCTTGCGGCAAGTGGTGGAGCTGAAGTAGGAGTGACTACTGCCTCCGCAACAGCGATTACAGCCGATGAAGTAATCAACTTGGTGTATTCACTGAAGAGACCATACCGTAAAAATGCCGTATTTATTTTAAATGATCAGACCATTGCGGCACTCAGAAAACTCAAAGATGGTAACGGTACTTATATGTGGCAACCGGCTCTTGTGGCAGGCGAACCAGATAAACTACTTGGTTATCCTGTTTACACATCGGCTTATATGCCTACGGTTGAATCAGGTGCTAAGACCATTATCTTTGGTGATTTGTCTTACTACAATATCGGCGATCGTGGGTCTCGCTCATTTGCAGAGCTTCGTGAACTGTTTGCTGGTAATGGCATGGTTGGCTTTGTGGCGAAAGAACGTGTCGATGGAAAGCTTGTACTTCCTGAAGCAATCAAAGTTCTTCAGCAGAAAGCTTAATGGAGGTGCGATATGGGATATAACACAAAGAATTACACGGAACAAGGCGGAGACAAAACCGTTATCGGAGGAACGTTAGAGATTAAGGAGGGAGCAACTGTAAATGGTCTCCCTTCCTCTTTTACTCCGGCAGAAAATCAAGTAGGTAGTACGGCAGAAGATATTGCATCCATCGTTTCTGATTTTAACTCTTTGCTTGTAAAGCTAAAGTCAGCAGGATTAATGACCGCTGATTAAAAACAAAAAGAAAGGATGGTAGCGGTATGACACTGCTTGAAAAAGTAAAAGCCAATTTAATTCTTGAACATAGCTCAGATGATGAACTCTTGCAATTGTTTATTACCGCTGCTGTTAGTTATGCCGAGAGTTATCAGCATATACCGGAAAACTTCTATAGTGAGCATCCAATGCCGCCAACAACAGAGCAAGCCATCATTATGCTTTCCTCTCACTTTTATGAAAGTAGAGATGGAAGTACCGGTGGCTTTTTTGCTGACAATGTCGGAGCAGGACAGCAAGTTTGGAATACGGTCAATCTTCTTTTACGACTTGATCGGGATTGGAAGGTGTAGGCGATGAGTTTTGGGAAAATGAATAAATTTGCTGATATCAAAGCAATTACAAAAACAAAAGACAGTGAGGGGTTTGCTACAACATCACAGACGGTACTTGCCTCTGTCCGGGTCTATAGAGAAGGCCGCCATGGTAGTGAGAAATGGGCAAACCTTGCTGCTTTTTCTGAGGCTACGGATTTATTTAGGTTTCGTGCCATTCCTGGAGTGGCGGTAACCACAGAACACTTTATCGAGTGTGAAGGAGAATTATTTGATATTACCTCGGTGGAAAATGTAAAAGGCCGAGGGATGTATACAGAAGTACTGGCCAAGAAGGTGGTGAGTAGCGTTGGCAAAAGTTGATATTAAGATGCCCGATGATTTTTTACTGAAGGTTTCAAAGCTTGGCTCTGACTTTGATCCGGTTGTAGAAAAGGTACTAAAAGCAGGTGGCGAAGTTGTCTTTAAGAGAACGAAAAGTAATCTATCTGCAGTAATTGGTAAAGGTACAAAACATGAATCACGCTCAACGGGTGAACTGGAAAAAGCACTGGGTGTTACTTCAGTACGGTTAGATAGGAATGGAAACCACAATATAAAAATCGGATTTTCTGAACCAAGGTCTGATGGTGAGAGTAATGCAAAATTAGCCAACATCCTTGAATATGGTAAACACGGTCAACCTGCGAAACCTTTTTTGAAACCTGCTAAAAGTGCATCCAAATCAGAGTGTATCTCGGTTATGAAAAGCACTTTTGAAGAGGAGGTCAAAAAAATATGAGTATTTTAGAGGACTTACAGCTTGTTTTAGAAACACTCAATATTCCAATTGAAACAGGGGTGTTTTCAGAGTCTGCTCCTTCTAACTATATTGTGATTGTTCCAATGAGTGATACCTTTGACCTTCACTCGGATAACATGCCACGTATTGATGTTCAGGAGGCTCGGATTTCACTCTATACCAAAGGAAGTTACACAGCACTCAAGAATCAAATTGTGCAGTTGCTGTTGACTTCCAATTTTACGATAACCGCACGCAGCTACATCGGCTTTGAAGATGATACAGGCTATCACCACTATAACGTGGATGTGGCCAAATACTATGAAATGGAGGAATAAACTATGGCAACAATTGGTCTTGATAAACTTTATTATGCGACCATCACAGATGATGAAAATGGCGAGGAAATCTATGGAACGCCTACACAGCTTGCCAAGGCAATCTCAGCAGAGTTATCTGTTGAACTAGCAGAAGCAACTTTGTATGCGGACGACGGTGCTGCAGAAATCGTCAAAGAATTTAAGAATGGCACCATTTCCCTTGGTGTTGATGATATTGGTTCAGCTACTGCGGCCGCCTTAACGGGTGTCACCGTTGATACTAACAACGTTGTAGTTTCTAACAGTGAAGATGGCGGAGATCCAGTAGCTGTTGGTTTTAGAGCAAAGAAATCCAATGGCAAGTATAAATACTACTGGCTCTACCGAGTAAAATTCGGTATTCCATCTACAAATCTTGCGACAAAGGGTGATAGCATCACATTTTCAACACCGACTGTTGAAGGAACGGTTCTAAGAAGAAACAAAGCAGATACCAATGGAAAGCATCCGTGGAAAGCAGAAGTGACCGAAGGCGATAAGGATGTACCGGCATCCGTTATTAGTGGCTGGTATACAGAAGTCTACGAACCGGATTACACAGTTACGGGGGTCTAAGCGATGGATAACGAAAGAACAGCAACCATTAATATTGGTGGCGATGAATATGTGTTACTTCTTACTACAAAGGCAACAAAAGAGATTGCAGGGCGCTATGGTGGCCTTGAAAATCTAGGCGATAAGTTAATGAAGTCGGAGAATGTGGAAATGGCACTTTCAGAGATTGTATGGCTGATTACCTTGCTTGCCAATCAGAGTATCCTTGTCCATAACATTAAGCACAAGGATGCACCAAAGGAATTGCTGACAGAAGATGAAGTGGAAATTCTTACAACTCCCATTGATTTAGCAGAGTATAAAGAGTCAATCATGAATGCTCTTTATAAAGGTGCAAAAAGAAATGTAATCAGTGAGGAAAGCTCAAAAAACGCAGTAGCCCCGTAAGTGACGAAGAGCTATTTACGAGGCTTTTATATTACGGCATCAGCATCTTACATCTGACCATGGATGAATTTTGGCTGATGCCGTTTGGTTTGCTACTAGACTTGTGGGAGTGCCACAAACAGTATCAGGGGCTGGCAAAACCAAAAAGAGAGATATTTATCGATGAC